GCCGTGGGGCTGGCCTGCAGAGACGGTTACGAGACTATCTACATGCTGGGATTTGATCTAGGTACTACCAATGGTAATTTCAATAATGTCTATGCTGACACAGAATTTTATAAAAAAAGCACCGATGCTCCAACTTTTGCCGGTAACTGGATACGACAGATTCTGCAGATCTGCCACGACTATCCCAGCAAACAGTTCACAAGGATAGTGGGCCCAGAAAGCGCATCGATAGCAGCCCTGGGCGATGCCCGTAACATGAGGATCATGCAAATCGATGATTTCCAAGCATTGCTAAATAGTACAAAGGGCATGCTATGACCACTTATAAAAGAATTGACGGTGATTATCACATACAGACCATAGATCCTCCGGTACAGAAGGTCTATATCGACACGGATGCTACGATATCTGGTAACCTCACAGTGCGGGGTAACCTCACATACATTGACGTCAGCGAATTGAATATCGCTGATCCGTTCATCCTGCTCAATGCGTCAAACACTTCTAGTTACTCAGCCAATTCAGGTGTGCTTACCCATATCACATCTAACTTGTTCGCTGGCATCAGATACAGCAGCGACTCAAACACCTGGGAGATCTCTGTTGACACATCGTCAACTGGTGAAACTGGAACATGGAGTCCGGTGCCCTCTAGTGGATCAATCGCTGGCGGGGCCAACACCGAGATCCAATACAACGACAATGGTGGACTAGGAGCCAATGCTAACTTTTCGTACGATTACGCTACCAGCAAGCTCACCCTGCAAGGACATGAAGTTTTTGGTAACATCGGTACTGCACCTGTGGCAGTGGCCAATTCAGTGGCAGTATACCACAATGCCCAGGGATCTGCTGGCACAGGATTATATGTAAAGTCAACGGCCGTACAAGATGAGCTCGTCAGTAAAAACAAAGCTATCTTGTTTGGTCTTGTATTTTGAGGAAAAAACATGCCAATCGCAATAGGAAACGTAACAACAACAGCAGCCAATGTTTATGTCAGCAGCGGCAACACCACAGTGACATTTTTGAGTCTAGCTAATTATTCTGCGGCCAACGTCACTGCCAATCTCCATGTAGTCCCGGCTGGAAATGTTGCCAGTAACACCAACATCGTGCTTTCGGAACTGGATATCACCGCCAAGGACACCTATCAGTTTTATGTTGGTAACGAGAAGCTCTTGCTCAGCAACGGTGATGCCATAGTGGTCAATGCATCAGCAGACAATTCTATCACTGCGGTAGTCAGCTACCTGTCATTCTAACATGGGCTATTTTGTCAAAAATCGCAAGTTCGTCAGCGGTAGCACCAGCATGGTAGTACCTGCAGGTGACAGCGCAGATCGTCCTGATTCGCCGGTTTTTGGCAGTTTCCGTTACAACACCGAAATAGGTGCGTTGGAATTTTTCAATGGTACAGTATTCAAAACAGTGAGCATCGCGGGCGAAGTGGACATCGTCGTAGATTCTTTCTTAGGTGACGGATCTACCACTACTTTCACTATGACTGTAGAAGCTACCAACGCCGAGCAGATCATCGTTTTTGTTGGCTCAATCTATCAGCAGCCAACAGTGACTTATTCAATCACTGGTATCAGTAATATCGATATCACGTTTACTAGCCCGCCGCCCGAAGGCGAACCCATCAACATCATACACAATCTCGCTTCGACTGTAACCAGCTAGACCCAATAAATACTCTACTAGAGGGTAATCAATGGCAATAGCACGAGTTTCTGGCAACATCTTGCAGGATAATCTGCAGCGTGGTGCTAATCTAAGCATCCAGGGTAATCTGGCCTATTTTGATGTGGTCAGCAATCGTGTGGGCATCAGCACTTCAAACACCACCCATACTCTTACTGTGGCCGGCAATCTGCTGGCTGGAAACATATCTATCGATGTAAACACCATCAGCGGCACCGGAAACATAGTGATCGCTCCAGTGGGAAATATCTTGGTCAGCAATGTCAGTATCAAAAATCTAGCAGACCCCACACAAGCCCAAGATGCAGCCACTAAAAATTATATAGATTCTGCACTGACATCGTTGTTTACTCTCCGAGATGTCGGCAACAATTCTACCGTAGTTGGTGACGGAAATATTATCAATATGTTGGGAACTACCAACGAAGTTGAAGTCGCGGTAGGCAACTTATCGGTCACTGTTGGATTACCAAACAATGTGACCATAGCCAACTCGTTGACGGTCACAGCCAACATCACGGTATCTAATGTCAATGCCACAGGTAACATCACTGGTGGAAATCTCAACACACCGGGTGATGTAGTAGCAACGGGAAACATTTTTGGTAAAAATATCACAGCAAACGGCAATGTCAGTTTAGGTAATCTTAGCGTATCCAATACTAGGATATCTACTACATTAGCCACTGGTAACATCACTCTGGCGCCTACTGGGTCATCTACTGTAAACATTGAAACTACATCAGGCCTGATCATACCCACGGGAAATACCGCCCAACGCCCAAGTCCAGCTACGACCGGAACAGTGAGATTCAACACCACTGTTGGTAGGATAGAAGTCTATGACGGTACGGCTTGGGACGACATCGTGGCCAATGTCACTAACCAAGTTCTAAATGGCGATGGAAGTACAGTGTCATTTACACTTGATCGGGCCAGCACCACTGCAGGGACTTTGGTAGTAATAAACGGTCTAGTGCAACAGCCCACAGTGGCGTACTCAGTGACTGGTAATACCCTCACATTCACACAAGCCCCAGTGATAAGCGACGTGATAGACATAAGATTACCTCTAAATACCCTGCTTGTTTTACCTAAAATTGAAGAATTTTGTATACTCGGTAAATACAACAATAAGCGGAGATTAGTGAATGTCTATTACCAGAATCAAGAACAATCAGATTACCGATGCATCTGCCGGTAATGTTTATCTTGGTGTAAACGCAGCTTCTAAGGTCCAAGATTATTCGATCACTTCGGCCAAGATCGCTAATAATCTCACTTATAATTCTAGCCTCACTATCACTGGAAACCTTACGGTCCAGGGAAACTCTACAGTAATTGATACTACTAATCTTACTGTTGAAGATCCTATCATTATATTGGCATCGGAGCAAATTGGTCCCCCAGCATTAGACATTGGTTTTATTGGTGAGAGAGGAACTAGTCAGAATATCACTTTTGTTTGGGATGAATCAGCCGGCGAATTTGTAACAGCTTTTACCAACGACACAGTAACTAACACTACAGTAACTATTGCCAGTTACGCTAATTTCCATACCAATGATGCTAATATTGGTGGCAACATCGTTGTCAATGGTACCTCGACATTTGTTGGAAATATTTTAGGTAATCTTGCAGTTACCGGCAATTTCAGCGCAGGTAGCATTGCTACTGCCGGAGTAGTCAATGCCACTGGTAACATCACTGGTGGTAACTTAGTTTCTAATGCCGCGGTATCAGCCGCTACTGTATCAGCTACTGGGAACATCACTGGTGGTAACGTGATATCTAATGCCGCTGTGGTAGCTACTGGTAATATCACTACCACTGCAGGAAATATACTGGGTGGTAATATCGCCACTACCGGAGTATTCAACGCTACCGGCAACATTACAGGTGGCAATCTTTTGGCAAACACTGCGATAATCGCAGTTGGAAATATTACTACTACCGCTGGAAACATCCTAGGCGGAAATATCGCCACTACCGGAGTGATCAATGCCACTGGTAATATCCGCGGTGGTAATCTGCTGTCAAATGCTTCTGTTTCGGCCGTCACAACAATCAGTGCTAACGGCAATATCACAGGAGGCAACTTAGTTTCTAACGCTGCCGTATCTGCTGTGACTACTATATCTGCTAACGGTAACATTACCGGTGGTAACCTCATATCAAATGCCGCAGTAATAGCCACAGGTAATATCTCGGGCGGAAATATTTCTACTGGCGGTCTGATCAATGCTACAGGCAACATCACAGGTGGTAATTTAGTATCCAATGCCGCGATATCAGCTGCAACCACTATATCGGCCAATGGTAACATCACTGGCGGCAATGTGATATCCAATGCGGCGATATCAGCTGATACTACCATAACTGCCACTGGTAACATCACTGGCGGCAATGTGATATCCAATGCGGCGATATCAGCTGCTACTACCATAACTGCTACAGGTAATATCACAGGTGGCAACCTCATATCAAATGCTGCTATCGTAGCCACTGGCAACATCACCACAGCCACTGGCAATATCTTGGGTGGTAACATCGCCACAACCGGAGTGATCGATGCTACTGGTAATATCCGTGGTGGCAATTTGGTTTCTAACTCTGCGATCACTGGTACCACACTGACTACCACTGGAAATGCTTCAGTGGGTAATCTTTCTACCGCTGGTAACATCACTGCAACTGGTAACATCCAAGGTGGCAACCTGATTTCTAACGGTGCTGTGATTGGCAACGTGACCATCACTGGCAACCTAGCACTGGGAAATCTCAGCGTTTCTGGACAGATCAATACCACAGGCAACATCACTGGTGGTAACCTAGTTTCTAATGCCGCAGTAGTGGCCTCAGGTAACATCACTACTGCTACTGGTAATATCTCAGGTGGCAATATCTCTACTGGTGGCCAGATCAATGCTACAGGCAATATCCGTGGTGGTAATCTGCTGTCAAATGCCTCGATATCGGCAGTAACCACTGTGTCGGCCAACGGCAATATCACCGGCGGTAATGTAATTTCAAATGCGGCAATATCTGCTGCTACCACGATCACAGCCACTGGCAATATCACAGGTGGTAATCTCATATCTAATGCAGCCGTAGTAGCTGGAGGTAATATTACCACTACTACTGGAAATATCAGTGGTGCAAATCTCATAGCTACATCCAATGTGGTAGCACCAAACATAGTGACTTCGACAGTCACTACCAGTTCCGGCGATTTGTTCTTGAACTCTGCCAGCGGGGTATTGCAGTGGGATGGTACCGGCAATATCGTGATGAACAATCAGTGGATCAATAATCTCAGTGATCCAGTACAAGCACAAGACGCCGCTACCAAAGAATACGTTGACAATGCTGTAAGTTCTGGTATTACTATCCATACACCTGTGAGGCTTGAAGCTAACTCTGCAGTCAATGGAACTTATGNTCAAGGTCGGTACTACAGCTACGGTCACACAGACTATAGACCGGTAACACCCGTGTGTGTTTTCGTCTGCTGTCAATACCTCAGGTCAATGACCAATATTGGTTTACCAATTCATTCCAAGGTATCCTAGGTAATACGCCTTATTTCGTAGTATCGGCTCCCAACACTTCGTCTGCTGTATTGAGCCGTACCTGGAATGGTGCTCCAGTTACCAATATCACATCAGCTGGCAGTCTTACACAACCAGTGCGTATCAATTCTGGTCAAGGTGCTACACTGACCAATGCCGGTGCCAATGCTACTCTGGTCATTGACGGCGTCACAGTCAATACCAACGATCGAGTATTGATCTACTCTCAGGCCAACGCCGTACACAATGGTGTGTATGTGGTATCCAATGCTGGTAACGCCACAACAGCCTGGCAGCTCACACGCTCCAGTGACATGAACACCTACAAGCCCGATGATGTCAACGGTCTTGATGCTGGTGACTATTTCTACGTGCAGGCAGGCGACTCGGGTGCAGGTGAATCATACGTGATGACGGCACCGGTTGGCCCAGTGATAATTGGTTATGATCAACTGACATTCACACAGTTCTCTGCCAGCCAAGTTTATTCAGCCAACACTTCAGCTGGTCTAAGCCTGTCAGGCACAGTATTTTCTGCCAAGGTTGACAACAACACTACCGCATTTGATGGTGGTGGTAACATTTCGGTCAAAGCCGGCGCCAATCTTACCACACCCAACATTGGTGCTGCTACCGGTACTAGCTTGTCAGTCACCGGTAATGTCACAGCAGGCAATCTCACATCAAATGCCGCTATAGTAGCCACAGGTAATATCACCACTACTACCGGCAATATATTTGGTGGTAACATCGCTACCAGCGGACAGATCAATGCCACAGGCAACATCCGTGGTGGCAACTTGTTATCTAATGCATCAATTTCCGCTGTCACTACAATCAGTGCCAACGGCAATATCACAGGTGGCAATTTAGTTTCGAATGCCGCAATATCGGCTGCAACTACTATATCAGCCACAGGTAATATCACCGGCGGTAATGTGATATCCAATGCCGCTGTTGTGGCCACTGGCAACATCACTACCACTGCAGGAAATATACTGGGTGGTAATATCGCCACTACCGGAGTATTCAACGCTACCGGCAACATTACAGGTGGAAATCTCGTATCAAACGCCGCTGTGGTAGCCACAGGAAACATCACTACTGCCACCGGTAATATCCTAGGCGGCAACATCGCTACTACTGGTCAGATCAACGCCAATGGCAACATCACTGGTGGTAACTTAGTTTCGAATGCCGCGATATCAGCTGCTACTACCATAACTGCTACAGGTAATATCACAGGTGGCAACCTCATATCAAATGCGGCGATATCAGCTGCTACTACCATAACTGCTACAGGTAATATCACAGGTGGCAACCTCATATCAAATGCTGCGATATCAGCTGCTACTACCATAACTGCTACAGGTAATATCACAGGTGGCAACCTCATATCAAATGCTGCTATCGTAGCCACTGGCAACATCACCACTACCGCAGGAAATATCCTAGGTGGCAACATCGCTACTACCGGAGTGATCGATGCTACTGGCAACATTACCGGTGGTAATGTGATATCTAATGCGCTGGTATCTGGCGCCAATGTCCGAGTCACTTCACTCACAGCAAACCGAGTAGTCTACGTTGGTGCCAACAACACACTGGTTGATTCAGCAAACTTTACCTACAATGGTACCACTGCCAACATACAAGGTGCATTGATAATTGATAACTTTACCATTGATGGTACTGTGATCGCATCCAATGCTAACGCTTCAATCACATCAGCATCAAATGGTAATATCGCACTCACACCCAATGGCACTGGTAACGTAGTGATCGACAACATCGCTATCAGTGATAACAGCATTTATTCTGTCACTGGTAACATTGTTCTTGATCCAGCAGCCACGGGCAATGTGATACTGAATGACGAGTTGGCTAACGCGATCCTGTTTACCGGACCAGCCAAACAGATCGATACATCTTCAAATTTCACGTATAACGGTACACAAGCGAACCTTGTTGGTAACTTGAATGTACAAGGTGTGATAGTATTAGATAACTTTACTATCGATGGCACAGTGATAACTTCCAATGCCAATGCTACCATCACATCTAGCTCTAACGGTAACATCGCTATCACACCCAATGGTACTGGTAACGTAGTGATTGACAATATCGCGATCAGCGATAACACGATCTACTCAGTGAGCGGCAACATCGTGCTCGATCCGGCTGCCGCAGGCAACGTGATATTGACAGATGAACTGGCCAATGCCGTAGTATTCACTGGTCCTGGCAAACAAATTGACACGGTATCAAACTTCACCTTTGATGGTGCTAATTTGGTATTGGTTGGCAAAGCCACTATAGACAATGTGATCGTTGATGGTAACACCATCAATACTGATACCAACAGACTCAATATCAACTCTACTCTAGCCGATGCCGACTTCTCGGTGTCAGGCACAGCTGCTAACATCTTCTACATAGATGCTGGGTTAGGCACAGCAAGTTTTGGAAATGCCACACAGACCGTGAATGCTCTGGTAGCATTCAACGCATCTAACTCTATCTTGATACCAACAGGTAACTCCGCACAGCGTCCGGCAGTTGGGGTCACTGGTATGATACGTTTCAATACCACTTTAGACACATTAGAGTTTTACAACACCGATTCCTGGACCACAGCCGGTACGCAATTCACTCTGATTGATAGCCAGGTATTCAACGGTGATGGATCTACTGTCACTTACACACTCAACAGCGATCAAACCACAGACAGTTGTATCGTTTCGATCAACGGTGTGGTACAGATTCCTGTATTGGCTTACTCAGTAGCAGGCAATGTGCTGACATTTACTGAAGCACCGCTGGTATCAGACACTATTGAAGTACGTCAACTCACAACTACTACTGCAATCAAGGCCATCGCTAACTCCACAGGTAATGCCGCAGTTGAAGTTCAAGACACTAGCAACGATGTATCAATCACCGGCGACTTAGTACCCACTGCCAACGTCACATTTGACCTTGGTAGTCCTGCACTGAGATGGCGAGATGGTTACTTTGCTGGTAACTCGATCTATCTTGGTAACTTGGTATTGAAGAACACCACTGGTAATACCTTGGCATTCTTTGGTCCAGATGGAACCACTCCGGGCACATTAGATTCTACGAACGTTGATACGACAACTATCGCCAATGGAACAGCCAACGTAAAAACATTCAGCACAGGCAATGTAGTCACTATCAGTGCAGGCGGAAATGCTAACGTGGTAGTGGTAGCTAACGGTTCTGCTACGTTCAACGCAGATTTATTGAATGGCCAGGCCAACGGTGTTGGCAACATTGGTAACTCAACTACCTATTTCAACACAGTATTTGCCAAAGCCACATCGGCACAGTACGCCGACTTGGCAGAGATGTATGCAGCAGATGCGGACTACGATCCCGGCACAGTAGTATGTTTTGGTGGTACCAAAGAAGTCACGCTATGCGACGTTGAAAATTGTAAACGTGTGGCCGGAGTAATTTCTACCAATCCAAGTTACTTGATGAATTCTGCACTTGAAGGCGAATATGTCTTGGCAGTAGCTCTTACTGGACGAGTACCTTGCCGCGTCCAGGGGCCCGTTGCCAAAGGCGATCTGATGGTATCTGCGGGCAATGGTTTTGCCATGGCTAATAATGATGCTGCCGTTGGTACTGTGATTGGAAAAGCTCTCCAGGATTTTGACGGAGACGAAGGAATGATAGAAGTAGTAGTAGGTAGAGTTTGATGACTCTAATCATGCAAGAATAACGGAAAACCAATGGGACTTACAAGACCTCGTGCCTATCAGATATATGATCTTGATTACAAGCAATCAGTCAGGGTCATATCTCTCTCAAATGTAAATCTAACAGGTGGTGCACCTGCGTCAGTGGATGGTGTTAGTTTGTCTGCAGGCGATCGTATATTGGTTGCTGGACAGAGCACTGGATCGCAGAACGGTCTCTATCAGGTCAGTGTTTTAGGCACAGGCAGTAACGGCACCTGGATCAGATCAATCGACGGTAACGAAACCGGAGAGATTGAAGCTGGCATGATCGTCATGGTCACTGAAGGTGTGGTCTATAAAGACACCCAATGGAAACTTACCACGAACGATCCTATAGTCATCGGCACCACACCACTGGCATTTGAGCAGAACTCAGCATACGCTTTTGGCAATATCTTTGCCAATGGCACAGCAGTTCTCGCTAATACGGTAGGCGACACGCTGACACTGTCGGCCGGTAACAATATCCAGATCACGGGAAATGCCACTGCTAAATCAGTGACGATCGGTGTAGTCGGGATCAGTCTCAATTCAATCAACAACGGCACATCCAATGTCAATGTAGTATCATCTGGCGGTAATATCACAGTAGGTGTGAATGGTACAAATAATACCGCAGTATTTGGGCAATATTTTTCTACATTTGCCGGAAATGTAGTACCATCTGCTAATATCACCTACGATCTGGGAACATCTACACAGCGATGGAAAGATATATGGCTTTCAAACAGCACTATCTATCTTGGTAATGCCCAGATATCGGCCAATGCTACTTCGTTGATATTGACCAATCCTTTGGGTGGTAATATCGTTTTATCAGGAGCAACTTCTAGTATATCTGCATCGACGATCACAGCCACCGGCAACATCACAGGCGGAAATATTGGAACAGCAGGACAAGTCACGGCCACTGGTAATGTCACCGGCGGAAATATTATATCTAATGCTGCCTTATCTGCTACCACAGTCACTGCCACTGGCAACATCACGGGTGGCAACCTATCTGGTACACTAATAACTGGTACACTGACCACAGCAGCACAACCCAACATCACGTCAGTTGGTTCATTGACATCATTGACTGTGACTGGCAATGTAATTGGTGGTAATTTAGGTACAGCCGGTCAAATTACTGCCACAGGCAACATCACGGGTGGCAACTTATCTGGTACATTGGTAACTGGTACATTGACCACAGCAGCACAACCCAACGTCACATCAGTTGGTTCATTGACATCATTGACTGTGACTGGCAATATCACAGGTGGTAATTTAGGTACAGCCGGTCAAATTACTGCCACAGGCAACATCACGGGTGGCAACTTATCCTGGTACATTGGTAACTGGTACACTGACCACAGCAGCACAACCCAACGTCACATCAGTTGGTACACTTTCTGCATTGACTGTGACTGGCAATATCACAGGTGGCGAACNTAGGTACAGCCGGTCAAATTACTGCCACAGGCAACATCACGGGTGGCAATTTACGAACTTCAACCGTAACCATTGGTTCTACTGGCGCCATATCAGGAGTCACTACATTCAGTGCCTCTGGCAACGCCAATGTGGGTAACATTGGTGCAACAGCCGGTGTGTTTACCGGAGCAGTATCAAGTTCTACTACCATCACAGCCACGGGCAACATCACAGGTGGTAATTTAGGAACAGCAGGCCAGGTCACAGCCACAGGCAACATCACTGGTGGTAACTTATCAACTGCAGGTCAGATCAACGCCACTGGAAACATACGTGGTGGCAATTTGGTCAGCAATGCTGCCATTTCAGCTACCACAACAATCACAGCTACTGGCAACGTAAGCGGTGGAAATCTTACCACAGTTGGCCAAATAACAGCCACCGGTAACATCACGGGTGGTAACTTATCTGGTACATTGGTAACTGGTACACTGACCACAGCAGCACAACCCAATATTACATCAGTTGGTACTCTATCATCTCTTACTGTGGTTGGCCCATCTACGCACACTGGAAATATTGATGTCACAGGCAACATCAATGTCACTGGTAATCTAAATTACGCAAATGTTACCGACTTAGTTGTTGGTGATCCGTTGATATTCCTTGGCGCTAACAACAGCGGAAACGTAGTTGATCTTGGTGAGGTAGTGCAATGGAATCCAGGAACTGGCACACAATACGGTGGTTTGGTAAGAGATGCATCAGATGGCATCTGGAAATTATTTGGTAATGTTACTGCTGTTCCTACTACTACGGTTGATTTTACTAATGCTCTATATCAATCAATACAGGTTGGTCCTCTCACTGCCAGCAGCGGTTCTTTTAGCACCACAGTCACAGCCACCGGCAACATCACTGGCGGAAATATTACTACCGCCGGAACGGTGGCAGCCACCGATGTATCAACTACCGGAAACATCACTGTACAAAATCGTAAGATACTGTTTTTCAATGACGATGACAATTCTAATTACGTGGCGTTACGTGCACCTGGCACATTGGCGGGAAATTATACATATATCCTTCCAGTGAACTATGGAAACGCATCACAAGTACTGACCACCAACGGTGCTGGGGGACTTACTTGGGAGGATGCCGGATCCGGGGGAGCCCAGGGCTCAATCCAGTACCCTAACAGCACAGTACAGCCCGTCCCTGGGGCCACCGGAAACTTTGATCTCAGTTATAATTTCGCCCAAACAGTACAAGAAGTACCGTTTGAAACATCAACGACCGATCCATTTGGGGTAAACCTCGGAGAAGTTTATAGCATGATGGATCCTGTTGGTGAAGTCCTAGACCCTGTTGATCTTGGAGTATTGACCTAATAAATAAAGAAACAGGAGATATTGATGCCCACCGTTTTGCAGTTCCGTAGAGGAACCACTTTACAAAATAATTCATATACTGGCGCTGCCGGCGAACTCACTATCGATACAGATCTTGAAGTGATTAGGGTTCATGATGGTAGTGTTCCTGGGGGATTTGCCCAAGTTGGTGCTACCGCAGTACAAACTCTCACAAATAAAACCATTGACAATGCAGCAATCATCAACGGTATCCGTAACGGCAATGCCAACGGTGTTGGCAACATTGGTGACTCAACTACCTATTTCAACACAGCATTCGTCAAAGCTACATCAGCACAATACGCTGACTTGGCAGAAAAATACACAGCAGATCAATCTTATGCCCCTGGCACTGTAGTTGAGCTTGGCGGATCTGCCGAAGTCCAGGCTAGCCAAGATTTTGCTTCCGGTCGAGTGTGCGGAATAGTTTCAACTAATCCAGCATTTATCATGAATAGCGGTTTAGAGTCGGAAAACGCTGTAGTAGTTGCCTTGGTTGGGCGTGTACCATGTAGAGTCAAAGGTATCATTGCCAAAGGTGATCTATTATGCTCTAGCGATTCTCCAGGTGTGGCCACTAGATTGCCCGTTGACAAATATGTTCCTGGTGTAGTCGTAGGCAAAGCCATAGAAGACTACAACAGCAACGAAGAAGGCACGATTGAAGTTTTAGTTGGACGCTTATGATACAACCAAGATATCGCACAGACTACGAAGGAGAGTTTGTGGTCTTGGATACAGTATTCCGCAACGGTAAAAAAATACAACAGCGCGAATACGTAAAAAATCCCATCATCAATCAACATATATCTGGTCGTGCTGCGGTAATTGGCAATGGTCCTAGTGCTCGCCCTGAGATAGTCCGCATGCTGCCCCGACATCGGGGAGGATTATTAGGTAAAAAAAGATTGCAGACCTATGGGGCACTGAATGTTTGGAGATCTATCAGATTAGACTTTTGCATAGAAAATGATCCAGCAGAACTCCAATGTATGATTGATCAAGATTATATAGAGAACACAGTAGTATACACACGAACAAAAAATTGTTTAGACATGCCTGGTAATTTCTATATCATTCCTTACGGAGTGAGATTAGTGCCAGTAGCGCAAGCCGCCTATCTTGCTGCGTTTGACGGCCACGAAGAAATATTCATGATAGGTGTTGACGGTCTAACCTCTGATCAACACAAGGATGATCAATGTGTATCTGATCTCAATCAGGTTTTCATAGCTTATCCTTCGGTGCAATTCCGATTGGTAACAGATGGTGCCAGACCACACGATGTTTGGCTAAGAAATCGCAACGTAGAAGTTTGGGATTATCGACGATTTATATCTTACTGCGATGTCTGATGTTGGATCTGCGCCAACTCAATTTTTTGACGTATCTCATCAAAATTCACAGTAGACCATAATCCAGGATGCAAGGGTTTAGGCAAGGTGCTTGAGTCAATCCAGGCATATCCTAGATGTTCGTTGTTGAGTATCGGTTGGAACTCTTCGGGCACTGAACAAAAAAACGTATGATAAGCAAATTTCCCGTCTGGGCTGGTGAATTTTTCAATGGGCATCAACTTGATCACATCCGGCCAAGATCCTAGTTCTTCTAGACATTCCCTGCGCATAGTATCCATCAATGTTTCTCCTCGATGGCATTTGCCTCCAGGTAGCCCCCAGGTTCCGGGGTTACGATCGTCATTTCTTAGGAGGTAGAGATACCGATTGGTTTTTATGGAATAAAACCAAACTCCCACGGCATCCATTATAAAACCAAACTCCATTCTCCAGATGGGTAAAGTCCCTCATAACTCTTGAGCCACTCGCCTGCAGCCCAACGATATTGCACACCGGTGGTGATATTAGTCACATATTGCACATCAGATAAATTAGTGCTCTTGAAAGAGACATTCCATCTTGTCCCATCGTATTCAATGATATCGTTGGCTTGAGCATGCAGTATAGATCCATCGGTCCCGGTCCATGCTGGTGCACCGCTGTCATAATCTTCCGCGCCTGTATTGCCAATTAGGAGATATCTCTGCCCCGCAATGGCTGCAGGTAATCCTGCCCCTGGTCCATTGCGGGCTGGATCTACTATGGCATTGACCGGAGACAATGTATTTTGTGGGATAGTATCCTCGTCAACTGTAAACAATAAGAATCGATCATCAGACGGATGATATGCTACAGTACCCACTATGATCGTATCATCATATGGATTGTCAAGTCGCACTTGACTGATACCATCTCGTAGATGACCAAATTCATTGACCACTGAATGCCACATAAGATTGCTTGGCGGTGGCGAATCGGGATCGATCGTGCTGTTGTCTGGAACTACCGCACTAGGCTGTAGGATTTGCAATTGGTTACCAATCAGTAATACTTGATAATTGTAAGGCGTAAACTTCTGGCGAGTGCCCAGCAACAAATCATTGTCGTAGATCGCATCAGTGTAATCACCAGAAGAATCATAGATTGATGCTACAATTTTCTGCACCACACCCAGCTTCTTGACTGTAGCGGGCGGCGATATCCAGATTGGTAACACGAATCTCAAACTAGAAATATCAATGGGGTCATCGGTTCCAACAGGAATAGTACGATTGGTCCATGTGGTTGATTCAAGTTCCATCACAGACAAGCTAGTCCAATCTAGATAATTGTCAGTGCTTTGTATTTCCAGACTGGGGTTGAACAAAGTCAGGATCTGTTCCAATAACTGCAATTTTTGATTGGTATTGGATGTCCAGATATCAAGTTGGATGGTGAGATTATATGGCACAGGCATGATCCGCTCGATAGTGAATGCATTGCCTTGTGTGGTTTCGTAAGTTTCAGTTTGCTCATCGTAGTACCGCTGTCGCACGGGTGTCTTGTCTACGAAATAAGGTTCTTGTACGCGGTCTCTAGCATATTCTAATGCAGTGATATAAAACGTCATCAATGGTGTTGATGGCAGAGTGTTAGCAGAGTTGTTTTGTATGATGTTTTGTACCTGTCTTGTGGCATCGCCATAACGGACTGGTACACGCAATAATCCTTTCACTCCGGTATCATCACGTCCGTATTCTACCTGGAAGTTAGAAAACGCTCTCGTGAATTGCAAGAGGAATCTGCGAATTTGGGCGTCGTAAAAGAAGGATTGATACATGTCTAGCTCGATTTCTGTCCTGGATATGTTGGCGGATAAGGATTAGCAGTCTTGTTACCACCGTCGTTACCATTGTCTGCCTGTGGTTTGAGAAGATCCGACAAACTCTGTCTGCTGGGAATATTTCCTTGATCCGCAGTTGGCACAGTATATGTATTGTTGACAAATGTTGACCGCAACGTATTGTTCTGCGGTCCATTGGTAAGATCCGTGCGCACCGAATCTTCAATCTTGACCCATCTTGCTCCATTGAAACGGAAAAGTCGATTGGGGAAATAGTCTAACCTCAATGCATAGTCTCCTTCGCTGGGATTTACAGGAAAAGCCACACCTGGAGTAACCGGCATGCCGTTTGGTGCGATGCCGTCGCCTGTTAGATATCCGTTGGTATAGCCATTGGCGGTGGGTGTGGCTCCTTGCCCATCTGATACATTGGGATCAGTGCTGCTGACAAGAACATAGGTAGTGTCAGCAGTGATCTCAGCCGGATCTGCGGGCTGTCCATCTGGGGTAGTGGGGACGATGTAAAAGCGCACCGTATCATATCCGCTCAACGGCACCTCGGCTTCGGCTTGGGTGAGTATAGCGTCATTGATTTCGTAATCTTTGTCTCGGGTACTTACAGCATCTGATAGAGTTGGCGGGTCAATCGGAGACCAGAAATCTGTGTCTGTAATGTCCGTTCCGGGCGGCACTGGTTGTAGGGCCTGATAATAATCATCACCGTTTACTACTGTGTCACCGGTGGGGTAGAAATTGCCAGGATCCCAGATAGGTGGATTCAAGGCCGGTTTGTTCAATATATCGTTGTATTCCTGGGAGTTGACCAAAGGTGTAGCCTTCACTCTCCATAAGTGGGGTAGCCATGTCTGGCTGAAACCTTCCGACGCAAACGCCGCATCCTGGATCACATAATACTTTGGCACCGGCAATGGAGTATTTGGATCCAACGGGTTGTAATCTTTGAGATTGGGAAATTCCAATACATCACCGGCCATGAGCTTGCGGCCAATGGTATCGATCATGTCGTTGTAGTGGAATGTGATAAACAAAGTATCAGCATTCAGAAATAGCCCGAATTGCGTGAGATCAAAATCGAGATCCTGTTGGTTGTATACACCACGCATGCGGTAAATGTCATCGTCATAGACACGATCACGATTTTCCAGCAACAATAGATCTTCGATAAACAATGGATTAGTAGTAGAATATGCTGGCTGGGTGGCATCGCCATTGCCCGGTGTACTAGAATCGTCACTTGTTGGTTGTGGACCCAGATACTTGTGGACATAGATATCTAGACCGCCAACTTGATACATTTCTGCTATGGTACGATCTAGAAAACGGTAATCATTTTGCCGATTTGGGCGATAAAGGCTAAGTCTGGGCATAGTGCAGTATTTATGGGTAGGTTGACCAGAAACCCAAAACAGCATAAAATAGCATATGGACTTAGATGATTGGCAAAATCTCAATAACCGTTTGGACCAAGCGCACCAAAATACCATTGGGAGTCCTTTTGGGTCAAAAGACTTGTGGACTATGGATCGAGCCGTGCGGGACAAACTGCGGGAAGCCGATAGAGAATGGGTGAACTGCCGCCGCAAAGGGGTGGGTAGCCCTCGTTTCGATGAGCTTATGGCCCAGGCCGAAGAAGCACTGAAGAATCTAGAAGGACATATTTTGTTAGCTAAACTAATGAACAAGGAGCAAAGATGAACGCTGTGGCACTCAAAGCACCCAAGCCCATGAACCCCCGGAGCCCGGATACCAAATACACAGGTCCCGAACCAGAATGGCGAGCCCAACCCGAGGTAGAGCGCACCAGTAAACTGATCGCGGCGTTCACTTGGTACAACTATCATTATGGCAAAAAAGAAGTCAAAGAGTGCATCATTGATTGGCTTACCCGCAATGATCGCACCAAAGAAGCCAAGGACTTTGCCCGAGTGCCTGAGAGCGCAATCATCAACGCCCACGGTTGGCTAGCCCGGATGAGCACCATGGGCCTGTTGTTGAACGAGCATGAAGAACTACAGCTCAACGATGCGATCCACAAACACCTAACCACGGTTCGAGCCATCAAGGAAATCGTAAAAAAGGCCGAAGAACCCGAAGTAACCCGACCCAATATCCAAGATCGACTGCGAGAAAAGATGATGGAAGCCGCGGGAGAGATCGAAGGTACCTACGACGACATGATCCTGGCCGGTGCCAAGATGTCAGCAGACTACAAGCCCATCACGATCTTGCGCGGGCGCAACGTGGCACCGCAGATGGTTGGCGACATCGCCGATCACTGGAAACAACGACTCGCAGAGTTAGAAGAAGTACTGAAAGGCAAAGACGCCCAGCTGGTAGAAGGATACGGCAACTTTGGCAAACTGCAACTCAAGAATCTCGTAAAGTTCGCCGAGCAGGTCATCGCGGACTGCGGTAGCTATGTGCAGCTCAAGAAGACCGAGCGTGCTCCACGCAAGAAGAAGCCAGTGAGCCCAGAAAAACTCACGGCCAAGTTCAAGTATTTGAAAGAGTTCGAAGAACTCAAGCTCAAGTCAGAATCTGTGACAAAACTGGTCGGGGCCCAAGAAGCTTGGTTGTACGATACCAAGAAACGCAAACTGATCTATGCGGTAGCAGATACACACGCTGGAACATTCACGGTCAAAGGGTCGTCCTTGATTGGATTTGATACTACCAATTCCGTGCAGAAAACCCTCCGTAAACCAGCAGAACAAATCAAGGCACTATTGCAGGGCGGTGTAGCACAGCACAGGAAGTATTTCAAGGATATCAAAGCCACTGAAGTGAAATTCAATGGACGCGGCAACGAGAACTTGATCCTGCTCAAAGTGCGCTAAATACTGGGGTAAGGAGTGCCCCAATGGCTGATCAAAACCCATCAACGCTGGTGATAGCAAAGCAGAATCTCATCGAGTATGTACGTCTCATGCTGGGCGATCAGATTATCGACATTGAGCCAGATCCTGCACATTTTGAAGCTGCATATCAGCGAACCATTGGTATCTATCGCCAACGGGCACAGAATGCCTACGAAGAAAGTTATGTATTCCTGGAGTTACAAGAGGATGTCAATGTCTATACCCTGCCACAAGAAGTACAGACAGTAAGACAGATATTCCGTCGTACCATTGGCAATAGCACAGGACCATATAGCTCAAGTTTTGATCCATTTTCTTCAGCCACACTCAACACTTATCTCCTAAATTACAGCAGTGCGGGTGGACTAGCTACATACGATTTTTATACACAATATGTAGAACTAGCTGCCCGTATGTTTGGCGGATTCATGAACTATACGTTCAATCCAGTGACCAAACAACTGCAACTCATGAGAGACCCCAAAGGATCTGGTGAGACTGTCCTGATCTGGACTTATCAACTGAAACCAGAGATTACTCTTTTGGGAGATTACCAGATCAGCCAATGGATCCGAGATTGCATGGTAGCAGTGACCAAGATGATCATTGGCGAAGCCCGGGAAAAATTCGCGTCGATCGCTGGCCCACAAGGTGGCACACAATTGAACGGCGCCGCGATGAAAGCAGAAGGGCAGGCAGCTCTGGATCGCTGCCTTGAGGATCTGAAAAATTACGTAGATGCGAGCCAGCCACTTACATTCGTGATTGGCTAACCACTACTAGTATTCATCCAAATTCCATGTTATAATCTAGCATGGACATCATGATCGATATCGAAACCTGTGGTACTGGCGTGGATGCTTGCATCCTAACTATAGCCGCGCAATGTTTCAACCCCTTGGAACGTCACGATTTCAAAGACTATCGCAGTTATTATGCCCGCATAGATCCTGGTAGTCAGCCCAATCGCCGTGTTGAACAAGGTACCATAGAATGGTGGGCTACGCAACCTGCGGCTGCGCAGGAAGAAGCATTTGGCGAAGACAATCGTATTCCTTTACAACAAAGTTTAGAAGAACTTGGCAAGCTGATCTGGCAGAGCAAAAGATTCTGGGCCAACGGCCCCACGTTTGATGCCAACATCTTGGAACATGCTTATAAAGAAGCCGGCAAGCCACTGCCTTGGAAATTTTTCGTAGTGCGTGATGCTCGCACGGTTTACAGTCTATGCCCGTCGCTAAACAAATATCCAGCTAGTCATCATGCGCTAGAAGATTGTCGCAGGCAGATCTACCTGCTGTGGGACAGTTTAGAATATCTCAAAGTCAAGGAGTTAGTTTAGTATCTTATCCATCTCACATAAATAGATATGGGAGAGAGATTATGTTTTTAGAAAACAAATATACAAAATGGTACTATAACATCGTTAGTAACGCATCAAACAGAGTCATAGATGGGTATAAAGAAAATCATCATATTATTCCAAAAAGTTTAGGCGGAAACGATTTGACTGAAAATATCGTTTCTTTGACAGCAAGAGAACATTTTATTTGTCATCTGTTGCTAACTAAAATGATTTCAAAAGAATTTGCATATAAGATGCATAAGGCTGCTAACATGATGAAAAATGTGCAAGGGCCAAAACAACAAAGATACAAAGTAAATAGCCATTTATATAAGACTCTAAAAGAGAAAATAGAAGTTCCGTTGGAAGTAAAAACAAAAATGTCTATTTCTCAGAACAAACGATTCAAAACTACACCCGGAACTTTTCTTGGTAAATCACATTCAGATGAAACAAAGAAAAAAATGTCGCAAGCAGCATCGAAGCCAAAATCTGAATTGTGGAAACAGAGTGCGTCAAAAAATCGCAAGGGAAAAAATGCACCTAATAAAGGCATCCCGCATAGTGATGAAACTAAGAGAAAAATAAGTCTTGCTGTTTCTGGAGAAAAAAATGGATTTTTTGGAAAACAACATAGCATTGAGCAGAGAGAAAAAAAACGAAAAGAAAAACTCAATTCACCTAGACTAGAGTGTCCTCATTGTAGTAAAATAATAGATCAAATGAACTTTGCGAGGTGGCATGGAAACAAATGTAAAGAAAAAAAATAGAGACCCTATGATTATAGGCGTGGTGGGGTTCATCGGCAGCGGCAAAGACACCATCGCAGACTATCTGGTCAATGTGCATGAATTCCGCAGGGAAAGCTTCGCTAACACACTCAAAGATTCTTGTGCTGCAGTGTTTGGTTGGGATCGCACCATGTTGGAAGGGCGCACCAAACAAAGCCGTGAGTGGCGAGATCAGATCGATGAATGGTGGAGCAAAAGGCTAAACATGGCCATCACTCCCCGATGGATCTTACAACAGTGGGGCACGGAAGTGTGTCGTCGCGGATTCCATGATGATATCTGGATCGCTAGCCTGGAAAACAAACTGCGAACTTCCCAAGATGATGTGGTAATCAGCGATTGTAGATTCCCCAATGAAATACGTGCTATAAGGGATCAAGGTGGTATAGTAGTGCGGGTGGTACGTGGCCCAGAACCGTCGTGGTACGATGATGCAGTTTGCTTGAACCGAGGCCCAGAAAAAAATCTAGGTTGGGCCCTGTCCAAGGATCGCATGGAGAAGTTAGATATCCATGCCAGTGAAACTGCCTGGGTTGGCACCCAGTTTGATGCAGTGTTAGATAACAACGGATCACTGGACCACTTGTATCAGCAGATCAACGATCTTCTTCGAGATCTCCGCGCCGCCAGGGCAAATCCTCTCGAATAACTTCTATAGAGCAATTTAGGCATATAGTTTTGAGATTGCGTAACTCTGAGTTATTGAGATTACCATCGATGTGATATACCAACATCTGTGCTGAACTGCGGGCACGGAATCCGCAACGATCGCAAGTCATCTTTTTCTTGTATCCTGCTGCTTGCCAGCGTGGCACAGGAGCTTTTTGCTTACGACCTTTGCGTATGCACGAATCGCAACGAGATCTATAGTACAAACGATCGCCTCGATAGCAATTGATAGCAGCAGGATTACGATTACATGCCCGGCACAATGGTCTTTTCATGCAGGTATTTACAGGAAAACCTTACTCAAGGGCACGTATCTGGGCTGGTTTTGGTGCCTATCGCTAAATATGAATAGAACTTTTTTAAAGGAACAAGCACATGGCACTAGTTTCCCCAGGCGTAGAAGTTAGCATCATTGATGAATCAAACTATCTACCAGCCCCAACTAATTCGGTACCGTATATCCTGATCGCGACAGCACAAAACAAGATCTCGGGTAGCGGAGTAGGCGTCGCTGCAGGCACAACCGCAGCCAATGCCGGCAAAGTCTATTTAATATCTAGCCAGAGAGATCTGGTCAACACGTTTGGTAATCCATTCTTCTACAGCACCACAGCTGGCGCTCCGATCAATGGTTACGAACTCAATGAATATGGTCTTCTAGCTGCATATTCGGTATTGGGAATATCCAACAGAGCCTACGTGCAACGTGCAGATATTGACCTTAGCGAACTCACTGCTAGCCTTTCTCGTCCAACTGGTGATCCCAACAATGGCACCTATTGGTTAGACACCACTGAAACAGTCTGGGGCGTTTTCGAGTGGAGCTTTACTACTGGTGCTTTCACTTCCAAGACTCCTATCGTGATCACTGATACCGATGATCTCGATGGCGGTGTGCCAAAAGATTCTATCGGAAACATCGGTGATTATTGCGTAGTAGCTACCAATGCCAATAATCCTGTGTATTTCAAGAGCCCTGGCAATACGGTCAGCGACCCCGTAGTGGATGCCAATACCTGGGTATTGGTTGGATCAGACGCTTGGAAAAACTCATGGCCAACAGTGATCGGCACAGAGACCAATCCTGCTTTGACAAACGGTCAGAGCATTTATCTCAACGACACACTGGTCACATTGAGTGGTACTACAGTAGCCGCTATGGCCACAGCGATCAATAATGCTGCGATCGCTGGCGTCAGCGCCAAAGCCGTGAATGGTAAACTAGAAATCTACGTTGATTCTAATGGAACCAACGACGGATCCACTGATAGTGGCAACGGCATCCTTGACATTACCAATGGCACTGGAACATTGTTGACCGCCCTTGGTATCACAGAGCGTCTATATTATGCACCTGTGTTGCAACAAAGTCCTAACTATACCGTACCACGTTGGAGAAGCACCGACAGCGAACCGCATCCTACCGGTTCTATTTGGAACAAAATCAACGTAGTAAATCAAGGTACTAACCTCGTAGTCAAGAAATTTGATTCGGCACTAGGCCAGTTCATCCAGCAGAATTGCCCTGTCTATGAAAATGATCAGAGCGCAAACTACGCCTTGGATCCCGCAGGCGGCGGCCGTAATATCTCTGTGGGCAGCACCTATGCCCAGTACGATGTCAGCGAAAATGACACAGCTACATTCAGATTGTTTGAGCGCCAGGCCAGTGGCAATACCATTATCTTGGCTGATGACACTTCGCCATCATTTGTGAATAGCGATACTTTCACTATCCAGTGGAGCGTACGAAACACAAGCACTTTGACCACACCCGTCACTGCTACTTTACCAGCTAGTGGCACGCTTGGTGCAGCTGATTTCGTCACTGCTTTCTTGGCTGCTATCCCCAGCGGTGCGCCTGTTACCGCAACAGTCACAGCAGACGGAGCCATCCAGATCCAGCACACACAAGGTGGCGTGATCATCCTCACCGATACTGCTGGTACTCCAGTAGCTGATGCAGGAATTGACACATCAGTCGATGGCGTGCGCAACGGTTACACCAACGGATCGGTGGATACAAATATCTACATTTTGAGCAACTGGGTATCGCTGACTTATACTGCCAGCGATGTATCCCCAGACCAAGATCCACAAGATGGTCGTTTGTGGTATTACAGCGCGATCGACCAGGTTGATATCATGATCAATACAGGAACTGGTTGGGCCGGTTACAAAACAGTGACCAACGATGTTCGTGGATTCAATCTGACCAACACCGATCCAGCAGGTCCTATCATTTCGGCTACCGCTCCTATACAACAGAGCGACGAAACACCGCTGGTTTATGGTGACCTTTGGATCAACACCAGCGATCTTGAGAATTATCCTGTGATCAGCCGTTGGGAGAATGTCAACGGACAAGATCAATGGGTTCTCTTAGACAACACCGATCAGACCACTGAAAATGGTGTCCTATTCGCAGACTTCCGTTGGGCGACAAACGGAACTACAGATCCTATCACTGATCCTCTCCCAACTATTGCTAGTTTGTTGACCAGCGATTATCTGGATCTTGATGCACCAAACTATGCATTGTATCCCGCAGGTATGTTGGGATTCAACATGCGTCGTTCGGGCTTCAATGTCAAGAGCTTCCAAGTCAATTACTTCAACGCAACTGATTTCCCTGATTCAGTATTGCCCTCGGTGAAAAACACCTGGGTCACAGCATCTGGATTGAAGAGCGACGGTTCTCCATATATGGGACGCCGTGCTGTTCGCAACATAGTGGTTTCTGCGATGAAGACCGCGATTGATTCCCAACAAGATCTGCGTGAAGAACAGCGCCAATTCAATCTGATCGCTGCTCCAAACTATCCCGAGCTGATCCCCAACATGGTGGCTCTCAATAACGAACGCAGCAACACAGCTTTCGTTATTGGTGACACACCTCTGCGTCTGCCAGACACACCCGATGCGATCATTGACTGGGCAACAGACGCTTTTGGTACCGGAACAGACAGCGAAGATGGTTTAGTCACTGCTGATCCTTACTTGGGTACATTCTATCCTTCATGCCAGACAACAGATCTGTCAGGCCAGACCGTGGTACAGCCAGCAAGTCATATGATGTTGCGTACTATCCTGCGCAGCGATGAAGTCAGTTTCCCATGGTTGGCCCCTGCAGGTACACGCCGTGGTGTGATTGACAATGCGTTCGCTCTGGGATATGTGAACTCAACTACCGGTGAGTTTGTGCAGACTGCGATCCGCCAGAGCATCCGTGATGTCTTGTATGAAAACAAGATCAACCCAATCACATTTATACCTGGTACTGGTATCACTAACTATGGTAACAAGACCGAAGCAGCAACACCTTCAGCATTGGATCGTATTAACGTAGCACGTTTGATTGCGTTCCTGAGAGCACGTCTTGAGACCATTGGTAAGAGCTACATTTTTGAACCCAATGATCAGATCACTCGTAACGAGATTTCCAATGCAGTTTCAAATCTCTTGAATGATCTCGTGGCAAAACGTGGTATCTACGATTACCTGGTAGTTTGCGATGAATCAAACAATACACCTGCTCGAATTGATCGCAATGAACTGTGGATCGATATCGCAATCGAACCAGTGAAAGCTGTTGAGTTTATCTACATTCCTGTGCGAATCAAGAACACAGGTGAGATCGCAGCTGGCACAGTGGCCACAGCAAGTGCAGTCTAACAGCACCGCTAGTGCAGAAAAATGGGGCTTTGGCCCCATTTTTTTTGATATCATCTGCCATAAATAATTGCATATTAGGAGACCGACATGTCCGTAGCATCACTAACAAAAATGACAGTGCCGTTGGCGAGCGATCAGAGCGCCCGAGATCAGGGCTTGCTGATGCCCAAGCTCAAATATCGCTTCCGAGTGGTATTTGAAAACTTTGGCGTGAGCACACCTCGGACCGAACTGACCAAACAAGTCATCGATTTTACACGTCCCACAGTCACATTTGATGAAATGACTGTAGATATCTATAACAGCCGTATGTTCCTGGCTGGTAAGCACACCTGGGAGGCAATTACAGTCAACCTTCGCGACGACGCAGGTGGTAACGTCGCTAAACTGGTTGGCGAGCAACTGCAACGCCAATTGGATTTTATGGAGCAAGCATCTGCTGCTTCAGGTGGTGACTATAAGTTCATCACACGTTGTGAAATCCTCGATGGCGGCAATGGCGCATCGGCCCCAGTTGTATTAGAAACTTGGGAACTTTACGGTTGCTTTGTTACTTCAGTAAACTACAACGATCTGAACTACTCAGAGTCAGCGCCAGTCACGATCTCTATGACCATGAGATTTGATAACGCTATCCAGACCCCAGTTGGTTCTGGTGTTGGTGCTGCTGTTGGAACAGCTTTGGGAACAGCCACCAGCGGTTTAGTTTCTCTATAATCGATATGTCTTTTGGATCGGACTTCCTCAAGGGGTTCTTTGGAAGTGACTATCTAAAGGACTACACGCACGCCAGCAAGACTTTCCGTGCCAACGGTTATGAGCTGGCGCCTCGTTATAAATTCCTCTTCCACGTCTATTTCAATCTCAACACAGACGTGGTTGGAGGTATCCCTAAGTTACGTGAAGTATTTGATACCACAGATCAAAAGAATATTGGTCTCATGGTCAAGACAGTACAACTTCCTAACTACAACATCGAAGTCGAAACGATGAACCAGTACAATCGTAAAAGATTGATACAGAAAAAAATTGACTATAATCCCTGCCAGTTTACATTCCATGATGATGGTAATGATCTCATCCGGAACATGTGGTACAATTATTTCGCTTACTATTATAAAGATCCTACCCAACAATACTGGAATGTTCCAGTTACCCAAGGTAGCATGGGAGCCAGCGGCAACGGTGGCGATCCCAAGCTCAGCTACAATGGCAGAGACATCTACAACGATGATCGCACCGTGAACGATTGGGGATATGTGGGAGAAAGTTACACAGATGGATCATCGGGCACAGGTGGTAAACCTCCCTTCTTCAGAGACATAACTATATTTGGCCTCGCCAATGGCCCAGACGGACATCAATTCTGTGCTTATGTACTGATCAACCCAATGATCACCGAATGGCGCCACGATACCTATGATTACAGCCAAGGTAACGGGTTGATGGAACACCAGATGACTGTGAGATACGAGACAGTGAAATACTATCAAGGCAAGATGAATGCTGCCAACGCATCAAACATCGTCACTGGATTCGCTAAAGAGGATCGCTATGATACCCAGCCAAGTCCATTGGCCAGACCAGGTTCTACCACAAGCATACTAGGACAAGGCGGTCTGATTGATACCATCGGAGGTGTTGTGAACGATCTGCAATCAGGATCGGTACTTGGTGTGATTGGTGCTATACAAAAAGCTGGTACAGCGTATCAGACATTCAAAGGTAAAGATCTACAGAGTATCGCTAAGAACGAGGCCAATGCAGTGGTCAAAGATGTAATAAAAGGTCAGCTTCCTGGAGCGGTGAGACAGACTGCCAATGCAGCCGACGGATTCTTTTTTCCTAAAGTTCCGGCGCAGACTAACCCAACCACAACTAATCCGGCACAGCCTAGATCAGCAACACCAACGGTCCAAGGTCCGCCTACACAACAGGTACCAAGATGAGCAGCACGATCAATTATGTAGATCCTAAACTAGATCCCACAGTACGTGTCTTCAATAATTTTTACAATTTTGAAACGCAAGTCAATGCCAACGACTATGATGTAGTAGAAAGTTATTTCCGTCGAGTTTTTGCAGATCCATTGGCCGCTAAAAACTTCACGGTGACTTTGTTCCAGATCTCCGAACAAACTAAACGACCAGTGATGGAATTGTTGGCAGAGATACAAGGCCAGGATCAGATACAGCTTACCGCTACACTATGCTATTATCTCAACAATCTACGTAGCAATACTACATTACTGGGAGTCTCGGCATTGGTTACTCCTAATTTCTATGCTGCCCGTAATGTATTACCATGAGTAGGAATTTTGCCCAAGGTTTTTTTGAAGTACGCAACCCACAAAAATATGTGGGCAAAGGCAAACCTAAATATCGGTCTGGGTGGGAATGGGCATTTATGAAATTTTGTGACAACAATGAAAACATATTACAATGGGCTAGCGAAAGTATCGCTATTCCGTACCGCCATCCGCTCACTGGAAAGATGACCAACTACATACCAGATTTTCTTATACAGTACCGGACCAAAAACAACAAGGTCATAACCGAGTTGATAGAGATCAAGCCCAAAAAACAAAGCGTCCTTGAGAGCAAAGCTAGTCAGCGCGATAAAGCTATAGTAGCAGTGAATTACGCTAAGTGGGCGGCAGCACAGGCCTGGTGTAAGCGAGCCGGATTATCTTTTAGAGTATTGACAGAGGACGATATTTTTAGAAACGGCAAGAAGTAAATTATGCAAAGTCAGCTAAATACAGCATGACTTATTATTTGTATCAAAAAACACATCGTCAAACCAACCTCAACTATCTGGGATTCACTCGTAAAAATCCTCACGTCTATAAAGGTTCCGGTGTTTATTGGTTATCACATCTCAAAAAACATGGCGACAATGTTGACACAACTATATTATTAGAGACAGACGATTATCAAGCTCTATGCGATGCCGGAAAGTATTACAGTGATCTATGGAATGTAGTTGAATCTAAACATTGGGCTAATTTGAAACCCGAGTATGGTGAAGGAGGAGGAGTTCCGGGTATGCATAAAAATAAGAAAAGACCAGAAGAACATATAGAAGCCATGAAAAAAGGATGGCAGAGAATAAAAGAAGAAGGGTATGAGCCCTGGAACAAAGGCAAGAGTGGAATCTATAGATCAGGAAAATCTGTTATTATAGTATCACCGGATGGAAATGAATATCATTATGATAGGCTCAAAGATGGATGTAGAGAGTTAGGGTTGACCTACACTCATATGTCTAGTGTAAATTCTGGTAAAAAATCAAATTGGAGAGGCTGGACTGTACGATCAGTAAATACGGAATGACAAAAAAACTCGAAGACCTCTTTGATCTGCCAGATCGGATTGAAGATCCCTCCCCAGATCAGGAACCAACATCCGAAGCACAAAACGACATCGAGACGAACCTGCCCGTCATGCCAGAGACTCTAGCAGCCCTTGACAAGATCGAAGCCGCCCTCCCAGCAGTCCGAGGATTAGAAGCATCCGATCGAGAGATGGACGAGCTGGCTGCCAAAGCCACAGAAAATTTTGAAAATCTCATGGATCTGGGCATGAATGTGGATTCAAGGTATGCCTCTGAGATTTTCTCTGTGGCCTCTACCTTGCTGGGACACGCTATAACAGCTAAAACAGCCAAGATGAACAAAAAGCTCAAGATGATCCAGCTGCAACTGCAGAAAGCCAAACTGGACCAGTCTGCACCAGAAGAGGAAACAATGACACCCGGAACCGGTATGGTGTTGGATCGTAACGAGCTTCTCAATAGATTAGTACAGCGCGACACGGCAAAGAAGCCAGATAGTGCTAAATAGGATATAGGGGATTGATATGAAAACTTTTGCTGAATACCTGACAGAATCGCGCAAAACCTTTGATTATCGCATCAAAATTGCCGGTGATCTAACACCGGGATTTATGAAAGAGTTTGAGCAGAAACTCAAACAGTTTGATGTGATCAAGGCTACCGCACCAAAAACAACACCAGTGCAAAAAACGCTGGCAGACTTTCCGCAGTACAATAATGAGAGCATGACATTCATGGATGTCACTTTCAATTATCCTGCTACACCTCCGCAGATCACACAGATTGCTCAGTTATTAGGGCTGGATCCAAATCGTATTTGCATCCAAGATCGTGTGTATGCTGAAAAGATGGATTTGGAGCGTGAACGCCAGGACAAGGAAAGCAAGAATCTCCTAACAGACACAGATTTCCCTGCGCCAGATGCAGAACAAAAACAACTCAGCAAAGATTATTCCGCTGATGCTTATGATCATTCGGTACTGAAAAATGCCTATCGTAGTGATTTCACGATCGCGGGAGGAAAAACTCCTCCAGCAGTGACAACAAACGATTTCCCAATGGGAGTAAAAGGTCCTATGACCAGCATACGCAGACCGCCCAAACCCGCCANCNGCGCTACGAAATAAAGGAATACTCAAATGGACATGTATCAGATACTAAACAAACTTTCAAACATCAGTGATAAAACATACTCTGACAGAAGGAGCTATCGCTGAAGTCAGAGTAGATGCTCTCAAAGCCAAGATGGAAGCTCGTGCAGCAGAAGTCGAAGAAGCATCAACCGGAGACTACTCAGCCAAGAAAGCACGTGCCGGCCGAGACATCGGCAAGCCCGGCAAGCAGTTCGCCAAGATCGCCAAAGGTGCAGCAGAGCGGTATGGCAGCAAAGAGCGCGGCGAGAAAGTGGCCGGCGCTGTGTTGGCCAAACTGCGCAAAGAAGATGTCAATGAAGCCGACATGGAAGAAGGCAACGACTTTACTGGAGCACGCCTGGCTGCTATCCGTGCTGGTAAGCCCACATTCAAAGTTGGAAGCAAGACATACAAGGTCACAGGTGATACAAGCGATGAGAAAGTCATGGAGCGCGAATATGGTCAGCGCGACGACTTTGACAAATATGGTCGTCCCGGTGATACCATCCGTACTACCAAAGGCACATTGACCAAGACAGCCACAGGCGTCAAACATGAGCGCCGTCCCGAAGACGAAGAAGACATGGATGCAGATCGCGATGATTCAGCACCCAAGAAGCGCGGTCGTCCTGCTGGCAGCAAGCGTGCTCTAGGAGCCAAAGGCCCCACTGGTAAAAGCAAGCTGCTGAAGAAAGGTGCCATCAAAGAAGGCGACCTTGAAGAAGACATGGATCCTGAAGCTGACGCTGGCGAATATGGCCGCGAAGGTGACATGGCCAAAGAGCAACTGCACACCATCGAAGCAGCCGCTGAAGAACTTAGTAGCATACTTTCAGATGAGCAGGATCTACCAGAGTGGGTACAGAAGAAGATTACTCTAGCCAAGGAGTATGTAGACTCAGCACGTGATTACATGTTGGCACAAGACAACGAAGAGCCTGTAGCAGAAGTGGCACCTCCCGGAGCCAAAGCCGAGCGCATGGTCAAGCACATCAAGAAGGGTTATGCCCGAGATGGAAAGCTCACGGACCGTGAAAAATCCATCGCTTATGCCACTGCTTGGAAAGCCAAGAAGGCCGGCAAGGTCGAAGAAGAAGGTAAAGACGAAGTAGAAGAAACCACCACAGCAGGATCAGTGGCCGCTGCACCAGCCGAATCCCCCAAAGGTAAAAAAGGTAGTATACAGTTTGGCAAAGGTATTTACGAAGGCCAACTAGAAGAAAGCTACACTAAAAAATTGAAATCAGTGCTTTCAGAAGGTATGAGCATCAACATGAGCGTGGGCGAGAATGGTGAGAAGAGTCTCACAGTATCGGCAACCGATGATGACGCCGAACAATTAGCAGCCATACTCAAGATGGCCGGTCTAAATACAGGATCTGGCTACAAAGAAGCTTGCTCAACCTGCGGACAAACACCTTGTGGATGCGAAAGTCTTGAGGAAGAATTAGCTAACAGTCCTGAAGAAAGTTATGCCGACACAGATACTATGGTCAATAAACTTTCTGGAGGTCTCAATCGCCGTAAGACTTCTGGACAAACCACATTGCCAGTGATTGATCTCAATCCAGTGAGACAAGGGGTGTCAGAGAGCGAAGAAACAAGATTGTTTGATCTTTATAAACAATTCAAAGGTTGATCATGCTCAAGAGCTTGCGAGATTACATCAATGAATCCCAGCAGTGGATGGATAATCCTATGCCCGGGGATAATTTTGCTATCAATTTCAGAGAAGAATGTCTGATAGAAAGCTATGTCGTTGAAACTAAAAAGGATGCAATAGTGATCCAAGCCGACGACAAAATGCTACAGATCATGGAATCATATGGATGTAAATTTGAAGACATTGATGAAGAGATGAGCACAGACGATGTTCTCGTAAGCGAAGACCCCACAGAAGAAGAACCAGTTGCTCCGAGTACATTGGGAACAGTAGATGAACCCACTGGCTACGATCCCATTGGCGAAGATTTTACCAGTAGAGTATTGGAATTAGCAGGCTGCAGCCGCAAGACCATGGAAGGTGATATTAGTCAGGTTGAAAAAGACGCAGCTGACACACCGGTAGCACCTTCTGTGAACATCGACGAAGGTGTGATGAAAGGCATTGCCTCTGAATTAGGCGAGATTNGCCGACACNGAAGATTACGATGCTCTCTATGATCTCATGACATCTACTTCTCCTGCTGGTCAAATGGTACAAAAAATAGACCGATGAGATCGCNATCAATCACCACTTATACGATGATGATCACGAAGAACTGTTGGATCGGGTCATGGATCGACTGATAGACGATTTTGGCGGGCAGCTTGATGAAGCTGAATACCAAGGTCGCGAAGTCCCACTCAACAAACCTAAGCGTGGCGGATCAAAAAAGTTTTATGTTTATGTTAAAGATCCTAAATCTGGAAACGTCAAAAAAGTAAACTTTGGTGATCCCAACATGCGGATCAAGAAATCCGACCCTGCACGTAGAAAAAGTTTTCGAGCACGCCATCGTTGTGAAAACCCTGGTCCCAAGACATCTGCCCGATATTGGGCCTGTCGTTCCTGGTGATAAAATGAGATACTTGATTTATAAAATCACAAATCAAGTCAACGGGAGATATTACATCGGGCGACACCGCACGAATGATATCAATGATTCTTACATGGGTAGTGGAATAGCAATAGCAAATGCTATTAAAAAATATGGTATCCATAACTTTTCAAAAGAAATCATCGCCGAATCTTGGGACGAAACTAATCTTTGGGAACTAGAAAAGTTAATAGTCAACGAAGAAATAGTAAAAGATACAAAATCATATAATATGACCTACGGGGGCAAACATTATCTACATGGACTAAAAACATACGATCATGATGCCTTTATTGAACATCAGCGGCTGGCTGGTTTAAAAGGCGGCCCGGCTTGCTACAATAAAAAAACAGATAAAGAAAAAAAGGAATGGCACTCCAGAGGAGGCAAATCGGCTGCCCTCGCACAGAAAAAGAGCAAGCGTCATCCTTTTTACAATGGAGTTGCTGCTTCATTGGGAGGAAAAGCACTCATTGGGATGGTAGAATTGTGGAATCCCAAATCAGTGGCCACTAATAAAAATCAAAAAGAATACCAATCCGGTGATTGCAAGCGAGTATACCCTAATACTAAAAAATTTGAAGAGTTAATTAGTAATGGGTGGCTACCAATAAATGAGCATAGAAGCAAAATCAGAATCTGGTGATATAAGGAAAAATAACAAATGGCACAAGCAAACGTTTATACTTCGGTTTTGGCACAGACATGGTACACTGACAAATGTCGTATCACCACGGGCAATACCGCAGTGACCTTCCAAGTTGATATGGTATATGCTACTCCCAATACCGGTAATCTTTACAGCAATGCTGCTTCGGTTCCGGCCAACTGGTCAAGCGACGTGTGGGTAGGTGTTGGTAACAAACTCACTATCACTGGTGCGAACTTCACAGCGCAAGAGATTGGTACAACCAGCTCTGGTAGCAATGCAGTGAAATAATGCGAGCACAGGAATTCATTACAGAACGTGCCGGGAAGCTAGGGTCCCGCAGACAGCAACCCACTGTGGGACTCAATACTTTCAGCGATAAAGAACGTACCAGCAGCGATTATACACTAAATCGAGTGATGATGGCTGCTGCCATGGCTGATGGATCTGGCGCTCCCATAGACATGGATCACAAAAGCTGGGTGGGTAAAAAACGAACAGCACATCCTTATACTCGAGTCGAGCAAGAAATGCTCAAACAAGCATACCGGGCAGCAGGCGCCAATTGGAAAGATCTCAACAACGGAGATCTGGACAGCGAAGAGCTCAAGAGCACCAACACCAAGAGTCCCGTTGTTGGTTTCAAAGGCTACCCAAGGTAAATACTCACAGAGGACAATATTATGAAAATCAGTGACGTATTGAGACAGGTGGCCGATGCCATAGAACAACAGGAAAATCCTGCCCAGCCCGACGAACGGCTACAGAATCCTGCCCAACTCAGCCCCACTGCTGCCGGGGTAGAAGTTGATGCACCCCACAATCAAGACGCTGGTGCAGAGGATGCTGTGATGATCCCACCTTTGCAGCTCAAAACAGAACTGCTGAAAAAAGCCGTGGGCGTAGACAGCGTGTTTGATGCCAACGGTCCTCGTGCCGAAGAATGCTCAGACAATCAACCCGACGAATTGGACATCATCCGACGCCATGCCGGCGTGCCCGTAGCAGCTATCTCAGAACTCAGCGACGACGAGCCGCTGGAATCCTAACCGGAGTCCCCAGTGGCCATACAGAATCTCTTTACCAGCCGTGACAACAACCTAGACGGCAACACCTACGTAGGCCAGCTGGGCCGGTTGTGGTATAATCCTGACACCAACAGCCTCTACGCCAGCGACGGAGTCACAGTGGGCGGTATTCCGGTGGATCTGGCCACCGGCGCCAACATCCTAGCCAACACGATCACAGTCAACACTGTCACCAGCACATCCGGTAATGTCAATATCACAGGCAATCTGGTGATATCGGGCAATATCTCTCCTGCCGCCTCAGGAAAGATCGGTGGTATCTCCCCTGGACCAGGCGTGGTGATCTCCAACGAGGGCGAACTCACCATCGACACTTCGGGTTTGCCACTCAGTTTTGGGAACTTCACCGCCAACAACAACATACTCACCATCATCAATGCCAATGAAGACATGATCTTGGAAACTTCGGGCAATGCCGAGATACAGCTGGTGGGCAACATTGGATTCTACAAGACCAACGGTGGCGGCGCCCCAGATTCCAGTGCCCGGTTCTTTTTTGCCCAAGGCGATGGCCAGATCACGATTTTTGTGCCCACTGAAGATCCCGTCACAGGCGCGGTAGAGATCGTTGGAAGTTCCACAGGCGCCACCATATCCCCTGGTCAGCCCGGAGCCATGTTACACCTCACCGGGAATCCCGGCGTGCCCAGCAGATTCTATGCAGATGGCAACGGCGACTATGTAGCATGGGTGGCACGTCGCTGGAATGGCAGTGTGGCCACGCCCACGCAAGTCTTGGCCGGCCAGGATGTTCTTCGCATCAACTCCACAGCAGCCACAGATGCTGGCCTGGGCAACGTGGCCATGGCACAGATCGCCATAAGGGCCTTGGAAAATCAGACTACCGCAGCGCAGGGATCAGAAATATCTTTCATCGCCACTCCCTTGGGCGAACCAGTGGCCAATCGAGTGGAAGTGGCCAACATCACCGTGGCCAACGGTGTCACTGCCACCCGATTTACCACCGCTGGCGACATATCTGCCATGGGCAATATCACTGGGGGCAATCTCACGCTGACTTCGGGCGGAATCATCTCTTCATCGGGCCTGATATCTACCACTGCCAATGTGTCAGCTGGTAACATCTCTACTTCAGGATTAGCCAACGTCACTGGCAATCTCTTTGCCGGCAATATCTCTACTGCGGGCCTGATTTCAGCCACAGGCAATGTCACGGGCGGAAATCTCCTGACTACAAATTTAGTATCAGCCCGCAACTACAACGGTCAGGCTCGTGATGCTGGCACTTTGGNAGCTGCAGGCACACTGACCATAGACTTTGCNACAGATCACATGGTTCTGGTCAATCTTACTACCACGGCCACTATAGCCTTTGCCAACATCACCGCGGGCAAAACTGTGTCAGTGCTGGTGAAAAATACCACAGGTGTAAACCGTGCAGTNACGCTGGGCGTGGCCGCAGANAATACCACAGGAGGTAATCCTGCACCCAACGTCAACAANGGTCGTACCGGAGTACTGGTATANCGGACATTCAACACCGATGTTGGCAACGTGTTCTGTGAATTCAACTGATAAATTCGCACAATGAAAAAGCTCACAGCCTTGGTCATTACCATACTCACCATGATGGGATCGGCGCTGGCAGCTCGGACTCCCGATGGTGTCACACATGATGTGCGTGTGCTCCGGGTAACCGACGGTGATACCATAGTCATAGCTGCTCCTTATCTACCTCGTCCCCTCAAGCCAGAACTGGCCGTGCGCATCTGGGGAGTAGACACCCCGGAAAAAGGGTATCGAGCCCAATGCTCCCAAGAAGCACAAGCAGCCGAACAGGCCACAGCCTGGACACGCAAAACCATTGGTGCCGGGCGCCAATTACAGGTCGTACTCTATGATTGGGACAAGTATGGCGGTCGTGTGCTGGGCGATGTCATCGTGGACGGACAGAGCGTGCGCCAGGGACTGATCGCCGCTGGATTGGCCCGGGAATACTACGGTGATCGGAAACGGAGTTGGTGCCCATGACCCTGGAAGATCTACAGAGACTGGCTGGTGTGAGGACCCAAGGTTATAGCAATAGCCTGCGGCGCACCACCGAAGGCAGCAACATCAGCCTCACAGGCAACGAAAAAGCCCAACTACAGCGGAAGCACAATATCCAGCCTGGCACACCCGAGTGGTTCCAGCTTTGGTTTTCACTACCATATATGACGGGCGAAAAGCCAATCGGCAAAGGTTCCCGGTAGTAAATAGTAGCACTTCGAAGGCTGCTATGAACACACAACTCAAACTCAAATTCTATTATGATTTCGTCCTGGGCCAAGTCTATGATGAAGGTCCCAGCCCTTTTCATCAAGCGATCACAAAAGACGTAGTAGAAAAATTTATCGATTCCATGGAACTGCCTAAAGACGCTAAAATCATTGACCTGGGTTGCGGACCTGGTTATTTCCTTGATGAGATGAAAACCCGCGGATATACAGATGTCACTGGTATAACTCTCAGCATCGAAGATGCCAATCGATGTGTAGATAAAAAACACAAAGTCCTTAGGGCAGACATGAACTTCCTTTCAGTGCCCGACGAAAGCCAGGACTTGCTGTTCTGCCGCCACAGCCTCGAACATAGTCCATTTCCTTATATCACTCTACTGGAATATAATAGGGTGTTAAAACCAAGAGGTCATCTTTACATCGAAGTTCCGCAACCCAATTGCGATCAAGCTCATGAGAACAACCGTAATCATTACAGCATACTAGACAAAACCATGTGGTTAAGTTTGTTAAGCCGTACAGGATTTGACGTCACATGGTATGAATATTCTTTCCCTGTGGAGTTTTCTGACGAACGCGGTACAGTGGAAGAACGTTACTACATATTCGTGTGTCAGCGACAGAGACCAGTGGACGTTAAATAACATATGTCTAAAAACAATGCAGCGGTGCTGGTCAAAGCACCACATCAGCGCAGCGTTTATACCCCTCAGCAGATAGACGAGTTCCGCCGATGTGCCGATCCCGAAACTGGTCCCATGTATTTCATGGACAACTTTTTCTATATACAGCATCCCACCCGTGGGCGCATGCTGTATCAACCCTACGAGTATCAGAAAAAGCTGATCGAGAATTATCACCGATATCGTTTTTCGATCTCTATGCTGGCTCGACAGACCGGCAAGACCACATCAGCTGCTGGATATCTGCTCTGGTATGCCATGTTTATACCAGATTCTACTATCCTAGTGGCAGCTCACAAATATACCGGCGCACAAGAAATCATGGGACGTGTGAGATATGCTTATGAAAACTGCCCAGATCACATCCGTGCCGGCGCAGTGGATTACAACAAAGGTAGCTTGACCTTTGACAATGGTAGCCGTATCGTGTCAGCCACCACCACAGAGAACACTGGACGGGGTATGAGTATATCCTTGCTTTATTGTTTAGATGGTGAAACCACTACAATAAAAATCAGAAATAAAAAGACCTTGATAGAGGAAGATGTAACTCTTAAAGAACTATTTGTAAGATTATACAACCCGAGCGTAGTCTTGGATGACGAATTTGGGTTTGTAGATAAATAATCGTATGAATAAAAAATTAGAAAAATTTATTGCAAGGAATCAAAAAAGGAATTCTCATTTGTATGGTTCCGGGATGATTGAAGGATATGATTATGTTGTTTGTCCGATTAGTCAGGCTCGCCTTTCGATGATTAAAAACAATTATATCACTGAGATCCTTGGTATGTCTCTTGATGAATACCCTGCCATTAATCGTATTTGCGAAAAAAGAAAACAAAATATCAAGTCTGGACTACAAAAAATAGACCCGACAACGGGCATGACGAATTATGAAAAAGGGCAAATTAAAGCCCGTAAGATCTTGTCTCAAACAGACAACAATGGCATAAGCGGATATAAGTAAAAAAGGACAAGAAGACACGATCCACACATATGAGTAAAATTGAACGAATTAGGTAGAAACGGCTATGCAAGGATCGCATACAAANNCAATAATTAAAGGGAATCTTACCAAAGCGGAAAAGGGCATAATCACTCATCCTTCGAGTCGCGATAATTATTATCGGTATAAAACTTTGGTATTGCATTTAACCAATCGTCATCGTCAAGCACTTACCGAAGGCTATGTTACCGGATTAGCAGGTAAGCCGGGTGCCTGGCACATAGATCATAAGTTTTCAATCATACAAGGATTTCGAAAACAGATAAGTCCTTTCGTCATTGGACATCGTGAAAATTTACAGATGTTACCATGGAAACAAAATATCCAAAAGTTGCATCGTTGTGATATTTCTAAAGAAGAGTTGTTTCGTATTACCAGATATGATCTAGATAGGAGTCAACTTGAATTTGGAATAATAAATCGTCTGATTCAAGATGATATCGATCAGGAGATATCACCAAATGCTGCTTATCTATTAGAAAGATTTTATGAATCAGATATTCGCTAAAAACACTGATTATGAAATCTACACGCCAAATGGTTGGGAAGATTTTCAAGGCGTTATATTAAACGAGAACGCCAACAAGGACTCTAGAAAAATTATATTTGAAGACGATTCGTTTGTAACTGCTACTCTGGATCATCGGTTTTTTTGCAATCAAAAAGAAACAAAAGTAAATGATCTAAAAATAGGCGATTATCTTGATTCGGTATCCGGGCCAAAAATTATAAAAAAAATAATTCCGGTAGTTCTTGAAAATACTTTTGAGATCTATAATGCAGAAAATCATGTGATTGTGGCTAATAATATATTATCTCATCAATGCGATGAGTTCGCGTTCGTCCGGCCCACTATCGCCACTGAATTCTGGACATCCATATCTCCCACCTTGGCCACTGGTGGTAAAGCCATCATAACAAGCACGCCCAACTCGGACGAGGATCAGTTTGCACTGATCTGGAAAGGTGCCAACAAGTGCATAGATGAGTACGGTAACCCCACAGAAGTGGGACAGAACGGATTCNGAGGCCTATAAAGCTGTCTGGAGCGAACATCCTGATCGCGATGAGTCTTGGGCCACACAACAACGAGCGGCCTTGGGCACTGATAGATTCCGCCGCGAACATGAGTGCGAATTCATCATCGCGGATGAGACACTGATCGCACCAGCTAAACTCATTGATCTAGAAGCGTCCCAACCTTTGTATAAAACCGGCGAAGTGCGTTGGTACAAGAAGCCAGAAAAAAACAAGATCTATGTAGTAGGGCTCGATCCCAGCTTAGGTACTGGTGGCGACCCTGCT